TCTCCGATTGTTCTGACCATCTTCTTTCCGTCCACAACATGAATCTCTTTCACATAATATGACTGTCCTCTGATAGCACGACCGCAGATGTTCTCATTGCCCCACGCTGCGGAACGTCTGATATTGAGTGAGCCGTCACAAATGACTGTCACTTTCATTTTTCCCTGTGGAATGATGACTTTATCCTCCGGCTCGTCCTCTGCCTCCTGTGGCTCTGTATTTGCCCCATTTTCACCCGTTTCCGGTTCAGACGGAGGATTTGTCGTCTTGCCATCGTTTGAGGCGTTTTCGTCGTCCTCTGCGTTCTCCTGCTGCCCTGCTGCATCCTCGTCACTCTCAAATGTTGTCATTTTCTCAACGGTTTCCGCATCGACTGTTCCGACCTTGTTTCCGTCCGCATCGTATGCGTTGACGCTGCCGTCCGGATTTGTCTGCAATGCTCCCTCCGGAACATTGTCCGTGAGTGAGCCGATGAGGTTTCCGTTTTCATCCCACACAACAAAACTCTCGTCCTTTGCTGCTGCTTTCATTGCTCCCTCAATGGTCTTGTACTCTTTGCAGTCCTCTTTCTTGAACTCTGTTCCTTTGCCTAAATAGTATAACATGATTTTCCCTCCTATTTGCTCAAATACTTGCTTGACGCATATCCGACGATGTTCTTGTAAACCACATACAACCATTTCACACCGTTGCAATCGTTATAATATCCATAGCACTGGACTTTCTCACCGTTTTTCATCACCGCAAGGATTGACTTTCCTGTTCCTGCTCCCGCACGGAGATTCAATCCGGATGCAGTCACCTTGTAAGTTCCTGCAAGGCTCTTGTTGAACCCGTGTGCAACGTCGACCTTTGCATTGCTCTTGACTGTTGTTGTGTTGGATGCACCTGTTCCGGATGACTTTGCCCCGTCCGTGAGGTTCACTGCAACGTGAGCATTGTCATTGAGGGTGATGTCTCCCTCAAGCAAATACGCATCCGATGTCAGATATTTGCTATCTGTCAACACCTCGAATCCTGCTGCCTTGAGACCCGCTCTCATGTTTCCGGTATAGAGATAAATGCTCACATTCTTCATTTTCTCATTTCCCAGTCTGTAACCTGCACCCTTTACGATTGCAGCGACACCGGATGAACAATCTGCCTCACACGCAATCGTGATTTGTGCAGGGTCGTAATTCGATGCCTTGAGATGCTCCCAAAATGTGTATCTCTCTGACTGGTCATATCCGATTTTATTGTTGACTGCTGCTGCCTTTGCCATGCTCGCAATCATTTTTCTGACCTTTGCATCCGGATGACGGAGGACACATTTCCACGGTCTGTTATACCAATTTATAACCCTCCACTCTGTACCTGTCTGGTCTCCTGCCTTTCCTCCGCTGTATCTGTTATTTTCATCATGTCCGCAATTTGAAATCATTTGTTTTCCTCCTTGTCAAATTCTTCTGTGTTTCTGTCCGTCATGTCTCCCATAAGTTCCGGACAATGTTCCTCAAGTTCTGTGTACACAATCAACCCGCAAATCAGTAACGGAATACCGACCCATAAAATCGCACATCCCAATGAAAGAATAAACCATACTACCACCGACATTCTTTCCGCAAATTCGTCATCCGGATAATAATATTCGTCATAGTAAAGCTCCTGTTCTTTTTTGCTTGCCCTGTCGACCCAAATGTAAAACGCTGTCATCGCTAAAAATACGACGACCGCACCCACAACGTACACAATCCCGATTGTCCTTGCGTTCTGCATGAAAAAGTCTACGATTTTACTCATTGATCTCACCTGCCTCACCGCTCACAAGCGTCTGCATCGCTTTGTTGCTCTCAAGCATCTTTTTCATTCTCTCAAGTGCCTCGTCGACCATCATCGAAAAAGCCTCAAAAGAAATCACTCTCGCAAGCCACGCAAACCTTGCGACAAACATGTCATATACATAACGCAGCTTGATTTGACCTGTACCGCCTCCCAGTTCTTTTTCTGCCTTTGTGACTGCATAGAGCAGCCATTCTCTCACTTTGTTCAACTGCTTGTCTGACGGCATTTTCACGAAAACATATACTGCATATCCTCCCGCTGCACATACCGCAATCAGACCCACAATCACAAACCAATTCTCGACGATGTATTTCATCCTTGTACCTCCTCGTCATCCTGTTCCGGTTCGTCATTGTGTTGTATTTCTCCGTTTGACTTTGTTCCCTTGACCGTTTTCACGGACTTAATGAGTGCCATTGCACCGCCCTCAACTGAAAGAAATCTGAATACATTCTCAATCAGTGTCGACGGCTCTGAACCCATCCGTAAAAACACAAATATCATCACGACTGTAAAGATAAATGCTGCAAGAATCAAAGTGAATACAACACGTTTCATGAACAGACCGGACACCTTTTTGTCATGTCTCTCTTTTCGCTCTCTTATCCGATACATTCTTTTCAGATGCCGGATTCTGATGCGACGTTCCTGTTCTGTCATTCTCATGTATTGCCTCTTTTCTGTGAGGTTGATTCTTGCCCGTTTCCTGCCCTCCTGTTATCGGTCGGAATGCTGTTCTCCGTCCAGTCTCTTGTGATAACTCTTGAGTGACTGTTCCACAATGACAACACGCTCTCTCAATGTTTTCATCTCCTCACGGTTCTCTCTCGATTCCCGTTTGATGTCTTTGAGGTCGTCTGCGATGTTCTCAAGTTTCACCATCACCATCGTGTCGGTTGTTGCTCTCTGTTCCGCATCTTCCTGTGTGTCCTTTTTCTCATTTCTCTGCTTTGAGCAGATACCGAAAAAAATCGCAAACGCAACAGATACTCCGGAGAGCAACAGGGAAATCTCAATCGTCAACGGCGTTCTCCTTTCCGAACTCTGTCGCCTCGATGTCATCGGTGTCGCAGTATCTCCTCATGTGGTATTCAAGAACATCCATCTCCCTGTCTGTCTCCTCTACCTCCTGCCGGAGTTCTGCCTTGACCGTCTCCTCGATTTTCGACTGTTCAATGATTGTTTGCTGCTTTTTCACGATTGCGGATAGGTTCTCCGTCACATCGCACAATCGTGATATTATTTCAAGCGGACTCATTCTGTATCACCGCCGGAGAATTTTTCTCCTGTGATGTATTCATATTCGTCCGCTGAAATGCTACCTCTTGCCACTCTCTCGGCAACCTGCTCCTTTGTGAGCGTTTTTTTGACTGCGTACATTCTTTTCAGACTTTCAACAAGTATTCTCATTAAATCAGACCCTCCTCGATTAACTGTGCGGTGTATTCGTCGATGACCGCATCTTTCTGAAACTGTGTTACTGATTCGACGATTCCGGATGTGTTCTCCTCAACGACGGATTTCATGAGAGCCATGTTCTCATATTCCTCAACCGTCATTTCCTTTTCGTCGTACTGCCATTCGGTCACGGTCTGCATCTTTCCGTCTGCTCCCTCAACCTCTTTCTTCACCTGCTCGATGTTCTTACGCAGATAGACCGTTGACGGAGACGATGTCCTGTCGATTTCCTCCGGACGTTCCGGCTGTGTTCCTGTCACCTTTTTCCAGTCTGTCATGTTGCTCATTCTCCTTTCTGCTATGCTTTGAAACTATCCTCTTGAGTTTCTTGACATTGATTTTCGGTTTGATGTATTCAATGTAATAGTTGTATGTGTCCGTGTGTTTGAACAATCCCATATACGACAACATCACCGATGCGTTATACCATGAGATTTTATCCTGCTTTGAAATATGGTTTGCCTTGCGTCTCGCAGCCTCGATGTTTGATTTCCGGATGGTTGTCCGGTCATGGTGAAATTGAAATCCCATAAAATCAAGCATACGACCCTTTGTGACCTGCTTTCTGTTCTCGTCAAGCACTGGTTTCCCGTCTTTCATCACCGGATATTCAAATCTAAACACCTGCCAGTCGCCTTTTATCTCAAGGTCAAGGTTGTCGTTCAGATATGTCTCGATTGCCCTGTGCATCTTATGCAGTTTCTTTTTGCTCTTACCCAGTATCACCATGTCATCCATGTATCGCATGTAATGTTCTGCATGGAGTTCCTCCTTGATGTAGTGGTCAAGTGCTTTCAAGTAAAAATTGCCGAACCATTGTGATGTAAAATATCCCAACGGAACGCCTTTTCGCATCTCCTCAATAATTATTTTCAGTTCCTCGAACATCGCTCCGGCGATGCCGATTTCCCTCAAGACCTCCAACGCTCCGGAGATGTCGTCAAATGCTATGCACCCGACAAGCGTTTTTGTCTGTTCTGCATCAATCTCAACACCTGCATCCGTCAAAATCTTTGCAACGAGTGCTATTTTGTCATGTTCAATCAGTATGCAGAGTAATCTATAAAACCGTTTATCCCGAATTACTGCTTTGAGTTTTCTCTTGAGGATTCTCCGGTTTATGGATTCAAAGAAATGGTGTACATCCATCTTGAGAACAAAGAACTTTTTCCCGTCGTATGAATCAAGCCATTTCCGCATGTACTTTTTCCCGTAATGAACGCCCCTGTCCGGTATGCTCCCGCAGGAAAATTCATACAATCCATTCATCACAATCGGTTTGAACTGACCTATTGCACAATGATGAATAACCTGCTCATATTTGTAATGCGGTTTCAATATACGGCGTGTTTTCTTGCTGCTGCTCTCGTTGATGATGCTCGGTTTGTGATAGTCCGGAATGAACAACTCCTCTGTCAACATCTTTTTCAAGAGTTCTGTGTGTTCATCAAGATTCTCTAATACCTCCCGCACATCATTCCTGTTCTTTTTCTTTTTGGATGCATTTATAAAACGCTGTTTTATGTAGTCGTCTTGCAACATTGGTTCATATAGGTTGTTGTAACTTCTCATATAGTATTTTCTTATCTCCTATCGGTTTTTGTGCGGATGCTTACTCAACCGACCCTATATCCGGAATGATTTTCGCCTTGTGGCGTGGGATATAGGCTGCATTTGATTAAACGCTCCGATATGAGAAGAAATTGGACGCACCGATGTTCCAGTTCGCATTGCCCGCAGAATTGTTCAAATTCAAGTAATCCGCACCGCAGTTCTCGCCATTGTTACAGTTACCGCCGACAAGGGCGACCGCAGGGAGCAGGAACACCGCCCGACACCGCACCCTATATCCCTATATTCATTTTTCTAAAAACGACCACACCGCCTAACGGCGGGAATAGCGGAGGCGTTCCCCCTCCGTTCCTCCCCCTGCTGCTTACGCAGCGATAGGCTGTTCTAAGAAAACGGACGCACCGAAGCTCCAGCTCGCATAGCCCGCAGAAGAGTTCAAAGACAAGTAATCCGCACCGCAGCTCTCGCCATTGCTACAGCTACCGCCGACAAGGGCGACCGCAGTAATTCCGGCATTCCACCAAAAATAGTCACATGTGTATGTGCTACTGCTGCCACCTATTGAATTGACAATGCGTCCGAATCTGCTTGACTTTGTTCCTTTCTGATAACCGTTGCCGGATGATGCGAATGTGATTCCGACCTTTTCAAAGTCCTTTCCTGTCAGATTGTACGGAGGTGTCATTTTCGCAAGAATTTCTCCTCCGACCATCAACAGACCGTTGATTCTATCCCAACGGTTGCCCCACCATTTTTCAATGTAGAACACTTTGACCTCATGGGTCGTGTCCTTATAACCGAAAAACTGTCCTTTGTTTGTCAATGTTCCGGTCGCAAGGTGTCCGTAGTTCTGTGATGCGTCGTTCACATATCCGGATGTCTGCCCCTGTCCGAACGCTGTCTGTGAATTGTCTGTCTTTGACATAATCTTGAGCATACAATCCAACAGGTTTCTTTTACTCCATGAGCCGATGTTCCAACCATTGCCGTTCGCTTTTGCTCTTGTAATTTCTGTCGATGCGTTTGTATTGTACATGAGCGTCTGTCCTGCAAGAGAACGGATGCGTGTTCCGTCGTATGAACCGCCGAACATCGGATAATAAAGTTTATCCGCATGTGAGCCGTCCTCTCTTACATACGCATCGTCGTTGTACGATTCATCATACTGGACGTTTGAAATAATCATGTACTCATAGTTTCCGATTTCAAACTGTGAGAGCCAAATTTTGCCCTTGTCACCGCTGCCATCGAAAACACTCATTGCATTTCCTCCGTATGCCGTGTTTGCGACATCGGATGCCGTTGTTCCGTCCGCTTTCTTTGTGTGGTCGTTCGGGTCAAGTTTATAATCTTCTGTACCGTCATATCTGACCATTGCCGGATAGTTGTTCTTTACAAAAAAGACATCTCCCCAGTCTCCGAAATCAAATGCTCCGGTTGAATAGTTCATCGCAGCAGGTGTCATTCCCACCGCATCGAAAAGGTATGTGCAGCGTGTCGCCGGATTGCTGTCATTTTTATTGATTTTCAGTCCGTAACGCTTTACTCCCTTTACTCTTACATCCTCCCCGACTGCTGCCAGTATTGCGTTTGTATTCGCATAGGTGCGGTCGAGTGTTTCTTTGTCTGCTACTTTTACAATTACGTCTCCGCTTGCCATGTGTTAAGCCTCCCTTACAACAATATTTCCATCGGTCATTCCAATCTCACACGCTTTCCCTGTGACAGAATCAATCATGACATTCATTCCGGCAGCTATGCCGTCACACGCCTTTGCTGCCTGTTCTGCTTTTCTCGCTGCTGATTCCGCTTTCTTGACCGCTGCATCCACTTTCGCCTCTGCCTCTGTCTGCGATTCTGCATCCCTTACCTGTGACGCTAAAATATAGCCATATCCCGCCAGTCTGTAATATTCTTTACCTTTTTTCGATGTCACCTTTGTCGTTTCGACCGTGACCTCCTCGCCATAAGATACCGAACCGCACACTCTCCCGCTTTCATCGGGTTCACTTCTGATTCTCAACACGCCTTTTGAAATCGGTGTTACTTTCTTGTAAGTCATGCTCAAGCCTCCCTTATCGTCAAAATCCCGTCCTCAATCGAGAGAACGCAGGTCTTTTTTGTTACTGTGTCAACCATAGTGTTGAGACCGTCCACAATGCCCTCACACGCCTTTGCTCCTGCGGTTGCGGATGCTGCTGCATCGTTTGCCGTCTTTGCTGCACTGTTTGCACTGTTGGTCGCCTCCGTCATGTTCTTGCTGAAATTGTTCACGGTGTTCATATACCCCTGTGTCAATTCCAGTATTTCCTCATAACGTGCATTATTGACGATAATCGGCAAATCAAAGAATTTGTTTTTACCATCTCCCTGTCTGACTAAATAATGACCGGATGTGTCGATTTCAACTCCGACCTCTCTTTCCTTGAGAATCAGTGTGTCCTTAACCGCTTTCCAGTCTGCCGTTGTTCCGGTGCATGGTCTGATTGCTGCCATCTGTTCAACCTCCTTTGCCCCGTGATTATGGAATATATCACACAATCACGTTTTTGTGTTCGTTTCGCCGTCTGTTTCCAGTATCGTGGAATTATACTGCTAATTGTCGGGAGGTCGGCGTTCCTCCGTCGAAATCAACGCCCTCATTTGCCCGTCTGACCTGTGGCGTTGCTCCATCAATGAAAATCGGTGTCACGGTTCGCAGGTATGGTGTTTCACCGTCACAATCAAGATACATGCTCGAATATAAAGCCTCGGCACGGTTGAAATAGTCCTGCACACTCTCAAGGATTTTCTCTGCGGATGCAAGCAGGGAATTTTGAATCGTGTCATCAATATCCTTTTTGTCCTGTTCAACCTGTTTCTTTGCCTCCTCGACTGCCGACTGCATCTGTGACACTTCCTGTCGAATCTGCGTCGCCGTGTTCAAAGTCGCCTCAAGCTGCTCTTGATTCTGTAACGCATCCTCTGCCCTGTCTGTGACCTCTTCGCAGTCCTTTGTCGCCTGTTTGGTCGCTGCGGTCGCATCCTCGGCGTTTTTGACTGCCTGTGATGTGTCCTGCTGCCTCTGTTTCTCCTGTTGGATGCGTGTGTTCTCATTTTCCTGTCGGCTCTTTTCCGCTGCTGTTCTTTCACTCTCTGCCTTTACCCTTGCATTTTCTGCCGTCACCCTTGCCGATTCTGCTTTCTTGACTGCTGCATCCGTGTTCTCAATGGTCTTAATGTGCCCCTTGATTCTGTTCTCAAGGTCTGTGAACTCATTTGATGACAGGATTGCATTTTCATCCCTCTGTGACTTCTCAATCTCCATCGTGAACGATGCAGATGTGATAATCTGTGAATCATCACTTGTCCGGATTTCAATGTCACAATATGCCGTTCCGGAGGCTGCAAGTGCTTGATTTGTCAGTTCGACCGTCACATCCGAACCGGAATATGTACATGTGTTGTACACATGTTTCCCGTCCGGCTTTGCAATATTGATGACCGCTCTCGAACCTGTCGGAATTGTGTACGGTTCACCGTTATTGAGTAGTTTTGCAACGATGAATCGTGTTGCCTTGTCTCCCTGCTTTGCAGATACTAAATATCTTTTTGTATCTCCGGACATCTCAAGATTGATGTAGGTTATCAATTTCGTCAACGCTGCCATGCTCTCACCTCCTCTCGGTGCCGTCTCTTTTATTCTCCCTGTTCCTCAATCCAGTCATTGATAAATTTTTTCAGCCAATCAATATGGCTCTGTGCCTCCTCGCTCAAAACTGTCATGCTGCCTTTGTTGTTGTCACTGGTGGTTTTTCCGCTGTCGGTCATTTCTGTGTATGTGAACCCCAAACGCTGCCCCTGTGCTGCATTTGTGGCGTTGAATCCTGTGATAACTCGTCTCATTCCATTTCCTCCATTTTTTCGATTATTCGGCTTTGTTCTTCCTGCACTTCGATTTCATCCTTTTCCATCTCATACAGTAACATCATCTGATTTCTCATTTGCTCATTGAGCATTTCCTGCTCCTCTGCTGTTATATCTTCCTTTTCCGGTATGTCTGACTGTTCAATCCTTGTGTCTCTACTTCCCTTTTGTCTTGTCTTTACTTCCCAGTAAAATTCAAGTTTCGGTGTGCCTTTTACTACAAAATAGCCGTCTTTTTCATTTGTTGATTCAACATATAATTCGCCTGCTCCCTTTGCGGTGAGCATTACAATATATTTCATGTCTCTCTCTACCGTCAGCAGGAAATCATCATCAAGATACACATAGCATCGACCGTCCTCGTCAAGTTTTCCCGTTCCCATGTCTCCGAATGTAGGGGATGCTGTTTCGTATGCGTACATCTCGATGTTCCGTCCGTCATCGGTGTGTATGATTCGTGTTTTTTCTCCTAAACATCCGATAGTTCCATACGCATATATATTATTATTCGCCGTGAATCCATATCCCCATAGGACACCGCCACTCTCGCCGATAAATATATATCTCCCGACATATCCCAGTAACATGGAATAATTGAGCTTTGACAATGTCCCTGTTTTGAAATCACTATTGAGGTACAATCCGGAATAAAATTTCGGTGATAACGCAAACACATTCCCGACATTGGTGATCTCGCAGTTTCCTCCGATGAGCAGCGAACCTCCCGTGATTTTCAATGCTTTCGTTTCCGCTGAACCGTCTGTATTGATTTTAAAGTTTGAGTTTGCTGTCACTGCTCCATTCAAACTTATTTTCGAGGCATTTATTGACACGCTTTCCGCTGACTGATTTATTTTTGAAATAATCTCGTTACTTCCGACCTTTTTTGACACCTTTGATTCGATTGCATCTGCTTTCACTTTGATTGCAGCGTTCATCTCTGTTGTGGTGGAATACTCCGTCAGCTTCTCGTCGGTCGCTGCGTTGGCGTTCTTCTCTGCTGCATTGGCTGCATCCTGTGCCGTCTTATTCGCTGCGGTGATCTTCTCTGACACAGAGGTTTTTGTCTCATAGGTCTTTGACACTCCTAAATTGATTTCATCGGCTTTCATGTCGATTGCCGATTTCATCTCCTCTGTGGTGGAATACTCCGTCAGCTTCTCGTCGGTCGCTGCGTTGGCGTTCTTCTCTGCTGCTGCGACTTTTTCCGATACAGTCTTTTTTGTTTCATACACCTGTGAAACGCCTAAACTGATCTCGTCTTTTGCTGCGGTGATATGCGATTCAACATCGCTTTTTGTGTAATATCCATCTTTCAACACTTTTTTCGTGTTACTGTTGGCGATGGAGATTGTCTCCTCCGTAGCTGCTGCCGTTGCCTCTTTTTGAATATCCGCAAATGTTTTTCGTGCATTTGAAATCTCAACCGTGTTCTTTTTCGGCGTTTCCGGATATTCCGTGATTTTGACAATCCTCTGTTTTTCCTTTGTTCTGGTTCTCTTCGACACAAGTGTGACCGTGTCTCCGATTCCGTATGAAAGAATGTCTTTGTATTCCTCTGATGCTTTCGCAAGGTCAACAACCTCCGCAGTATATGCCTTGTACGGTCGTGACATCTCCTCAATCTTTGCCGTCGCATCCTCAATCAGACTTGTGGTGTTGGTGTATCGTTCATCTTTCCACACATACGCCTTGACTTTGGAGCTGTACTGAAAATTGTCGATGTAATCTTTTCCGGTCAACCATTCCGGTGTGATGCCGTCTTTGCCTATCGGATAGATTCTTGTATAAAAATCATAGGTGTCGGATTTCAAGGATATTTTCCGGAGGTTTATCCCCTCTATGAAATAGCAACCTTTATCACTGCCTATTCTTTCGTAAATATTCACCGTTTTATTGATTGAATCAATAATACATTCGCACCTATATGTTGATAGGCACTTTTGCAGGACGTCCCACGCCGTGATGTTCTCCTGCTCGTCAATGGTTCTTTTCTTTGTGACCGTGCATGTTCCAACATGCCACCCCGTACCCTCGAACGCAAACTCAAGACACGCTCTGATTGTCTGTTCATCCGATTCAAAGCCATACGGGAACGCCGTCCCCTCCAACTCCTCGACATTGAGAACGGCAGTGTATTTGTTGAATTGTTCTCCCTTTTCAACCGCTTTGATGACAAATTCATCTGTTTTTGTGCGTATATAATATTCTTCTTGCAATAAACCGACCAACGCTCCCGACGCAGGATATGCAAATGTCATTTCCTTGTCACCGGAATCCAGTGTCGTGGTGATTGCTCTGTCTTTGAATCCGGACAGTGTTCCGATTCTTTTCTTTCTGTCATTAAAAATCTGCAACGCTCTCACCTCCTAAATCCACATTGGAGTGTACTTGATTGTCACTCTTGCGTTTGTATTAGAGAATGTGAGTGCTGTTTCTCCCGACTTTAACACTGGAAACGCCCACAAATTCACTTTGTCAAATGCGTTCGCCCCGTCGATTGTCACAAGTCCGGTTTTTGCGTCGATCACAACCGTTTTTCCTGCTGCAAGGCTTTCCACGATGATGTCATCGTCTCCCAACCCGCCGATTGTGTAGTTCGTCAAGGCTTTCTTTGCATATACCTCTACAACGCACGGAGCGTCCCTTGTGCCTACTTTATAGAACGACGCAGATGTTTTCCCATCAAACACGATTGAGAGGTCATCATCAACAAAAAAGCCGTCAAATTCGATATTCACAACGTATCGTTCTTTCACATTCTTTTTCTCATAATCATTCGATGTGATGAATCCGATATACGTTCCTTTGTAGCCGTCAAGTTCTAACTTGCAAGCCTTTGTGAAGTTCATCATAAACTCTGACGCTGCCCGAATGATATTGTTTCTATTCTTGCCCTTGAAATAAATCGAAAGTTTCAAATGCCCCATCTGAACCTCTGTCTCAAATTCCGTCGGCAATGCTGCTCCCGTCAACCATTCATAACTATTTGAGAATGAGGGAGGCTGCACATCGGCGGTCAACTGTTTTGCATCATATTTTCTGATGTCTATACCATTTATTTTCATCGCCCTGTTTTACCTCCCTTTTCTTCTGTCCGTGACCATTTGTGCATCAACTTTTGACACGGTTCTGCTTGCAACCTCGTCTCCGTCGATATAGGTGTGATTCGTCACATAAACAATATTTGATTTCTGAACGGCATCCAGTTTCTTATCAAGGATGTTGTTCAATTTGTTGTAAAATTCCGCAAGTGGCAAGATTGCCTCGTCTCCTGCCTCGCCTCCCACCATGAGGTTGTTGCCGTTGATTCCGAACACTGTCGGGTTCGTCATGATGCCTCCGGATTTGTACCAACTGATTCCAAAATGAGGCACGGACGGCGGGTTGATTGAAAAACTTCCACTAATCGAAATATGCGGTAATTTCAACTGTGGCAATGACCAACTAAAATTGAACGCACTTTTTATTCTTCCTAATGCGTTTGAAACCGTTGTCTTTGCACTTTCCATTTTTGAAGAAAATGCTGACTTTATTCCGTCCAGTATGGAGGATGCGGTTGACTTCGCACTGGATAATTTTGACGAAAACGCTGACTTTATGCTGTCGAGTTTTCCTCCGGTCAATGTGTTTGCCTGTGACATGAGAGAGTTCATTGTATCTTTCACGCCCGTAAAAGATGCGGACACAATTCCCTTGATACCGCCTCCGGCGTTCGTGTACGCCTTTTTCATATTGTTCAATTTTGTCGAAACATTTGATTTCGCCGTCTCCATGAGAGAGGTCGCTTTATCTTTGATATTGGTAAAATCTGACGACCACTTTGTCTTGATCTCCGAAACCTTTGTCGAAAATCCGGTCTTAATCTCATTCAGTTTATTGGTTGCATTATTTTTCCATTCGGTCATTTTTGTTGTGACCGTGGTTTTCATGTTCTCCCAACCAGACGACACATTCGTTTTAATTTCCGAAACTTTCGTCGAAAATCCGGTCTTGATCTCATTCAGCTTGTTGGCTGCATTATTTTTCCATTCGGTCATTTTTGTCGTGACCGTGGTTTTCATGTTCTCCCAACCGGACGACACATTTTCCTTGATGCTCGAAACTTTTTCAGAAAATCCGGTTTTGATTTCCTGTAATTTGTTTGACGCATTGGTTTTCCATTCGGTCATTTTTGTCGTGACCGTGGTTTTCATGTTCTCCCAACCGTCTGAAACTTTTTCCTTGATCTCGGATGTTTTTTCGGAAAATTTTGTTTTTATTTCGGAGAGTTTTCCTCCGGACAAATCATCAACAAATGTGAATCCTGCGGAATAATATCCTTTGATTCCCTCCCATCCGGCAGCAACAACGCCCTTGATACCGCCTCCGTTTTCTTCATAGGCGGTTTTCATGTTTCCCAGTTTTTCCTTTGCCGTTTCGGTCGCTGCTGACATGAAATTGTGAACGGTGTCCTTTACGCTGCTGAATACCTTTGTTGCCTCTTGTCCGATGGTGCTATTTTTTATATTATCGCCGATCTCTTTGACCTTTTCCGTGACCGCCTCTTTCGCTTTCGTGAACGCTCCCGTGATGGTCTCTTTGATTGCCTCAAATTTTTCTTTGATGTTGCCCCACAATTCGGACAATTTTTCTTTGACGGTGTCCCAGTTTTTATACAGGGCGACGCCCGCTGCAATCAGTCCTCCAATCAGTGCCACAATCATGATAATCGGACACAGGTTCATAACTGCGTTCAGTGCGGTCTGTGCAGCGGTCATTCCTCCGGTTGTTGCCGTGGCTACGGTCGTCGCTGCCGTATGTGCTGCCGTAGCTGCTGTTCCTGCCGTATCTGCTGCCGTTCCCGCTGCCGTGGCTGCTGTTTTTGCTGTAATCTTTGCGATTATTTGTGCAGCTCCGGACACAAATTTCTGTCCGGTCGTTACCGTGTCAGAGATTCCCTTTGCCACTTTTCCGAATCCGATTGACAACGGACCGATAGCAGCAACCACAAGACCGACCTTGATGATTGTCTGCTGCTGCCCCTCGTCCAACGATGTGAACCATTGTGTCACATCCTTTATTTTCTCCGTTAATTCATTGATAGCAGGTGCAGCGGATGTCAACGCCGTTCCTCCCAGTTCAGACAATGCCAGTTTTACATTGTTCATTGCAACCTTTGCATTATCCATCGGGGATTTTGTGTTGTTATATGTGGTCTCAACTACGTCTCCGTATTCTTCCATTGATGACGACAGGCTTGTGAGGTCAATTCGATTCTCACGGATTGCCTTTGTCATCTCCGCTGCACCTTTTTTCCCGAACAACTCCGTTGCGATCTGCATTGCCTCGGTTTCGGATGATGCGTTTTTGATGCTGCCGATTGTCTCTTGCAATGCAACATCCATTGATTTTCCCTCGGCTGTGGCGTTCTGCAATGCCTTTTTCAGACCTGCAAGAGCCGTTGTCGAATCAACGCCGTTCGCATCAAATTGAGCCATCAAATTGATTGCTTGAGGCAGTGACAGTCCCATCTCTTTGAACGCTGCATTGTTGTCAAGAACATATCCCTCCAACGAATCCACGGAAATTCCTGTCTCCTGTGCTTTCGCCGTAAGAAGTCCTAACAGGTTTCCCGTCTGCGATGCGTCCACGTTCCACGCTTTCATGATTTTGTCAACTTGGTCAACTGATTGCGTGACATTCGTTCCGTTTATGGATGCGAACTGAATAAACTGTTTTGATGTCTTTTCAAGTTCCGTTCCTGTCGTGTGAAATCGGGTGTTTACTTCTCCGATTGCCTCTCCGACTGTTGCCATGTCCTCCGGCATATCACCGAATACATTGTTTGTTGACTTTTTCAAGTCCTCAAGGGCATCTCCTGTCGCTCCTGTTTTTGTTACGACAATGTCATACCCCTCTTTCATTTCCGTAAATGACTTCACGGATGCCGTTGCAACACCCGCAATTCCCGCAGATACGACCGACATTTTCTTTCCGAAACTCTCCATCTTTTCGCCCGCTGTGTTGCAAGCTGTGGCGAATTTCTCAAGTTTATTGTCTTTCAACTGCTCATTTACATTTTTTAGTTCTGCCTCCATATTCATGAGGGCGGTCTTTGATTTTTCTGTCTTTACTGTCTGATTTGCAAGGGCGGTCTCCGTCTTTCCGATTGCCGTTTCATTTGCCTTGTACTCCTGTTCCAGTTTGTCAAGTTCCTCTTTCAAGGCTTTCGACTGCTCGGAGTTTTTTCCGGTCTCCTCTGTTGATTTTGCATAGGCATCTTTCGCAGCGTCGATCTTTGACTTGAGTTCCTCCTGCTTCGTTTTCTGTTCTGACAGTTTCTTTGTCAACTTTTCCTGTTGCTCACTGTTCAACTGCACGATGCCTTTCTGCACCGTGATTTTTTGAGTGAGCGATTCGGCTTTTGCCTTGAGGCTGTCTGTTTCTGAACCGAACAACTTTGCTTTCGTTGCTGCCGTCGTATATTCCGCAGACAGGACTTTCATTTGTGCTGCTGCCGATTTCATTTGTGACTGGTAATCACTTGAATTTGCAGATATTTTGACGCTTGTATAAGCCATTCGGTCGCCTCCTCTCTTACTGATTTTCGTTGATTGTGTCTAATTCAAAACGCAAGTATTCCAACAACGTGACAATGTTTTCTTTCATGCACTGACTGTATGAGTTTTTCAAAAGCCGAATCGCAATTTTTACAACACGGTCGACAATCTCCCCGCAGACTTTCCATTGATTTTCCTCCGGTTCTTCCGGCTCGTCCTCATACCCGTTTTCACGGTCGTATTCGTCAAATGCGGACTTTTCTTTCTCCACCTGTTCAACCTCGACAATGTTCAATAGTTTCTCTGCAATTATGTTCTGCATCACAAAATGAACCGTCTTGATTGCCGTTAGAAAATCAATCGCATCAATCTCCCCGATTTCCGCAAGCGTCAATTCATTTCCGAATAACTCCTGCATTATCTTTGTGTTAAAAAACATCACTCCGGAAATCTTTTCCGTGCTGTTTTTCTCCATGAGACTGATATATTTTTTGTACTGCTCCACTGTTATGGAGTTGATAAAATATCTTTTCCCGCTGCAAGTGACCTCTATTTCCGGTATCACTTGCCACTCTGAAAATTTTTCTCTATCTTCTCCATGCGTTTGGTGAGTTCTTCCCCGATTCCTGCGTCAATGAACTGGAACTCAAGAATCAAACCTGCTGCATCCAGTCCAGTCTCCGGATTCTTTAATTCCTCAACGGTGAACTGGTCTCCGTATGCTTTGCAGACAAACATCGCCATTATTTCAATGTCCTGTTTTGTATATCTCGGATGTGTGTCAATCTGCTCTGCAACATCGAGATACTCCGTGTATGTATCAATCGACATTTTCGGCATTGTGAACTCTTTGTTGCTGATGATGATTTTTCTTTTCATGGTTTATCCTCCTGTTATATATCCCTTGTTATGCTGCTGCGTCGTTCTTTTCCTGTACCTTTGAAAACCAACTCTTGATTGCATCTGCTGCCTTTGTGTTCTCTTTCACAAGATTTGATTCATCGACCGAAATCTCATACGCATTGTCAAGACTTCTCTCGTAGAATGAACCCTTGATGCTCTTTGTTGTCGGAGACAATTTGCCCTCTTTTGTGCTTGCCTCCTCACTGATTCCCTCTGCAAACTTTCCGGCGTATAACCATTTGAAATCATACTTTCCGTTCAGTTTTCTCTCACGCCATCCGACAGCGACCTCCGGTGCTTTGTCGTCGGCTGTCTTAATGAGGAAACCGTTCTCGTATAACTGCCCGAATAAAATCTGTCTGTCCTGTGGTGCAAGTGCATTGACCTCAAGTTCGACCTCTGTTCCCTCGTATGAGTTGATGACCTCCTCTGTTCCGTCATCGGAGTAAATCTTTTCAGAAGTCCATTTTTCATCAACTTTCGCTTTGATTGCTCTTGCCAGTTTCACCGGAGTTCCCGCAACATATCCTGTTGCATCGTTCTGCGTGATTTTTGCGATGTAGAAATCCCTACAACCGCATGTTCTACTCCTGACAATCTGTGATACTGTTTCGCTTAATGGTGTTACTGTTTCAGTCATGTCTATTCCTCCATTTCATAAAATTTTGAAAACCTTTGTGCTTTCATATAGATTCCATCCTCCGGCTTGGAATCGTCTCCGTTCCTGCCCTCAAATGAAAAGTCTTTTTCTTTCATGAGTTTCTTGATTTCCCTCGCAAGTTCAACCTCGTCGCTCTCTGAAAAAATAGTGACCTGCAATGACAGCGTCACTCCCTCCGCATCATCATCCGAAAAGTTCTCGTCGACTTCTCCCAAATCCCACAAGGTCACATGTGTTTTGTGGATGTTCTTGTCATACCACCCTTGCATGACAGTGATTCCCCTGTTTGAAATCTGCTGCAACGCATTCGATGCGTCTTTTATGATGTCCGGACTGTTCACGCTATCACCTCATTTCATTGTGTTGTCTAAATAGGATTGATACTCCTGTTCTGCGATTTTTTGCAGTTCCGCATCTGCCTCACGCCCTGTCGCATAGATAAATTCTTGAGGCGGTCTGTAAATAGTTCCCCAGTTAATGAATTTCACATAAAAGTGTTCACTATTATCCGACTTTTCCCATCCGACATCTGCTGATGCTCCGGTGTCTTTCACCTTGACCGCTCCCAGTGGAACGCTGTCCGCTGCATGTGATGTGACCGATGATTTTGAACCGAATCCTCGACCGCTTAACTTTATGTCTGCCGACTTTGGAATCTTTCCCGACATAATGCGTTTCACGACGGGTTCACCCTGCTCAACAATCTTTTTGTTGACTGCTCGGATGTCCTCGTCGCTTGCTGCATCCTCAAACGCTTTCACAAGTTCCTGCAATCCTTGAAATTCCATTTCAATTTTCATCGCATCCCTCCGGTGTCAGATTATGACACTATGCTCCCGCTCTACATTTCAACTGATATTTCCTGTCGTCTGTGAACATTGGAGACGCATCATATATCTTGAACTCAACGCCTTTGTACACCGCATAGAACTCTTTCAAGTTCAGTCGGATTTCTTCCATCTTGTCGCACGTTCGTGTCTCAAAAACGATTGTGTTTTCAAGTCCAGTCTGCAAGGCTGTGTATTTCTCATTTGTTCCCAAACTCTTGACCTCGCACCAACAGGAATAAAACTCCGTTTCCTCCTGCTGCCGTCTGCCATCAACAACGCTCGACACCTTGCGAATTATCTTGATTCTGCCTGTCATTGTGCTGCACCTCCGTATATTTCTTTCAAAAGCATTGAGGAGGCAGCAGAGGCAAGCAGTTTCGTGTCGCTCCGGTATTTGTCACGGTTGTCGTAGAGTTCTTTCACGGATATAAATGCAAGCAGCTTTTGACGGCTTGTGAGGCTGTACTGGTCGAAATTTGGAATCAGTTCCGTCATTTCCTGCATGGTCACATCAAACATCAATTCAAGGATTTCCATGTCGTCATCATAGTCGATGTGACAATATACCTTGCATGTGGCAATCAGACCGTCCCTGTATTTCTCTTTTTCTTCATCCGTCATGTTTCTCACCTGCTTTCAATAGCAGGACGGATTCACCGCCCTGCTGCCTTGTTACCCGTTGACAATCTCTGTGATTTCACCCTTGATGACCGCATCCTTGTCAACTGCCTGCACATCGAAACGGTCACGAACCTTGAGACCTGTCATGTCCTTATCCCATAACCCCGCACCTTTGTCATTGAGGTCGATTGTCAGAACATTTCTGTCAAAAAGTGTGATAGCCTCTTTCAAGTCACCGCAGAAAACAGGGTGCTTGTACCCGTCGATTGTATGACCATCGCTGTTCATAATCGGTGTTGACTTGAGTGTTTTCTTTGACAGTTTCACGATTCTGTATTCCCCGAAAAGCATTTTCCCCTTTGTCTGCTGTGTCGGGTCTTTCTGCAAAATATAGTTTCCGTCCTTATCCTTTAACTTGTCGAGGTAGTTGAAACCGCTCTGATTCGTGATGACGATTGATGATTCTGCAATCGCAGGGTCTAACTGCTCATTGAAAATGTCCTTGAGGCTGTCGAGGTTCTCCACTGTGACCTCTTTTCCCTTTGTCATTTCATTGAGTACCTTGAGAATCATTGCGTTACGAGTTGCCTTTGTCTTTTTCGCAATCCATTTGTTGATGTACGCCATGATATTGGCTGCGGTGTCCTCAAGCAGCTCGGCGGTCATCTTGAGGATTCCACCTTTTTTCTTTACCTTGTACTCAATCGGTAAAAATTCCGGCTCGTCCATCTCCGGAAAATCCGCAGCCTCGTCCACGTTGTCGAACGGGGTTGATTCTGCATCGACCTCAATGTTTCGTGTTCCGGTCTTTGTCACAACTCCCTCGACATTGACATACTGCTCAAGGTTATCGGATGAACGACGCAGTTCGATGATGTCCGTTCGGATGTCCTCCGGAATGGTCACGCCGATTCCGACCTCTCCCTCACTTCCTGCGGTTGTGTCAGATGTGATGGCGTTCTTGTATACCTCAACATCTGCCTCGTCTGCCTCTCTGCGCAGGAATCCGGCTTTGACGATGTTGACGAACGCTTTCACAAGGTTCTTTTTATCAACCTTTTTCTCCCCGCCGACCTGTTTTGCAGTGCCTTTGTTGACCTTGTCCTTGATGCCGTCCTGCTCGTCCTCGTCCAGATCATAAAGGAGGTCGAATCTGTTCTGTAGCTCTTTGAGTTCCTCCTTTGCTGCCTTTGCCTTGTCGAGTTTTCCGTCGTTTACAAGGCTCTTGACTTCGTTTTTCTTGTCATTGATCTGTTTCAGTAACTTCTGTAATTCCTTATTCATGACTTTCTGTCCTCCATTTCTTACATACCGTAAAGGTATAAATCGTCGAGAATTTCCCGCTTTTCTGCCTCAATTCTCTGTTCCTCTGCCTGTGCTGCTGCATTGCTCCTCTTTTCCAGTTCTGCAAGAACTGCATCGACAATATTCTCCGTTTCAGTTCCCTTGAGCGTCTCCGGAATATTGTTGTATTTCTCAAAATAGTCGGATGCACATGCTGCGACTGCTGCCTTTTCTTCGATTTCAACATCGAAATACTGCTGCATCTTCTTACTGTCGAACCATGTCTCATTGCTCATGAGGCTCTGAATCTTATCTCTTGTGACACCCTCTTGCACATGTTCCATGTAAACGTCAAGGATTGAATCCTCGCAGAGATTCAACTGCTTTATTACTGCCTTGAAATCATCTGCGTTGCCGTATGCCATGCACAACGGTTTGTGAATCATCGCCTGTGCCCCTGTTGCAAAATGCAGTTCGTCGCAAGCGAACATGATGACTGATGCGATGGATGCAGCCATTCCGTCAACATAGCCGACTTTGTGTCCGTCGTATCGTTTTAACTGGTTATAGATTGCCAGTCCTGCAAATACGTCTCCACCTCCGGAATTGAAATAAATATCAATATCCTCATAGCCATCTAACTGGTTGAGAAAATCTGCGATGTCCTGCGGGCATCTGTCCTCCTCGTACCACATAGATTCCCATGTTGCCGATACAATGTCGCCGTAGAAATACAAGGAACATCTGCTCTGCTCCTCGTCCTGCTCCAAATCCAAATAGCCTACATTTTCAATCTTTCCGCTGCGTTTATTTTTCTTTGTGAAATCAAAACGTCCTTTCTTTGACATGATTATTCACCTCCCTCCTGTTCATCCTCGTCCTCTGCCTCGTCGGTTTCGTCCGGTTCTGTTGCTGTGTCCGGCTGCTCTGTGTCCGGCTCTGTTTCTTCTTCCGGCTGCTCCGGTTCTTCGGTTTCATCCGGTTCGGATTCACCTTTCAAATATGCTGCTCCCGCCATCGTTAGCGGTACGATGCTGCCATTTGCAAGCAGGACATCGCCTCCCTCCGCATCTTCCATGTCGAGTTTCCGTCTCGCCTCATTCGGTTTGATAATCATTCCCCCGACACCATTTCTCAAATATTCCATTTGCGTTTTTGAATCGGTGCGGAACAATACTTTTTCATTGAATTTGTAATAATATCCATCGTCTGCATCTTCATCCGGCAGCATTTTGAAATTGATCTCCTCCTCGTACTGCTTGATGATGAACAATTCTGTGTCAACATAAAACGATAGCTGCTGCATCTCGCTGTTGCTATATGACGACTTTGAATAGTCGTTGATTTGATTCGGTTTCACCCCGAACGCTCCGGCGATTTGCAGTGCATTGTATTTTTTCAGTTCAAAGAACTGCGAATCTGTCAGTTTGATGTCGAGAGGTGTGAGTTTCATCCCCCACGGAACGGGCATGATTTTTCCCGTGTTCTTTACTCCACTTCCGAACCATTCAAACGCTTTTATAAGATTCTCTTTTGATTTCTGGTCAAGTTCTCCCGTGTATTCAAGAGTTGCTTTTGCAGTCAATCCATTTTCATATAGTCTGTTCATGAACTCTTGTGACTTGGCTGCTCCCGAAACCGTTGCTTTTAGAATCTGCTGCACTGGTAGTCCTGTAATTCCATCAAAACTGAACGATGTTTTGAAGTGCATGACCTCGTCTGTGCTGAACACATATTGGCGACCGGATGTCGGGTCTGTGTAGACGTACCACAAACGCCCCACTCCTGCGAATATCCCCGCATCGTCAACATATACCTGCACACAATTTGACTGCATGACCCACAAATCAATAATTTTAAATTCACCGCCGTATTTCTTACGGTCAAACTTCTTTCTCATGTACACATAAGCGTTTCCGTAATGGTTGCGGTTAATTTCAACCGTGTTCCAAAATGTCGTTGGTGTCATAAGCGGGTTCGGTCTTTTGGTCAATAGTCTCGATGTTTCCGTCGGTTCTGCCTCGACAATGCCTTTATCTGTTTTTCGATAATATTTAATAGGCATTTTTGCAAGAGTCTCCGACAGCATCTTGAGACATGTGAAATATGTGACCTCTGCCGTCGGTTTTGTTCTTGTGCCGTCAAGTCCTACTTGTTCAAGGAATGACGGAGAATTTAACGATACCGCTCCTCCGCTGTCCTGTGGTTCGCCTTTCCACCAATTTGAAATTTTTACTCCGGCTCTTTGAAACGGATTCATTTATTACTCACCGCCTTTCCTCATGTATTTTTCAAATTGTTCAAGCCATTCATTGACAGTTTCGTTCATGTCCGGACGGTATTCCTCTTTCATTGCATGTTTCCATGCGTCGATGATAGCGTCAATCGGGTCGATTCTCTCTGTCGTGATGTCTTTGTCAATTTTTATTTCGCCATAGTTGTTTGAGATTGTCTTTGCGTTTGCGATAGACCACACAAGCAAGCCATCGGCGGGAACAACAATCTTGTTTCCCTCTTTTCCGACCTCCATTCCCTCGATTTCCACATTGCCCGCCAAAATCTCAAGTCTGAAATCAACCGTCGCATCGTTCAACTCTTTCGCTGTCTGTGTGACAGAGATTGAATCGAATCCTAATGCCTCAAGGTCTGACAGGAACGCCGATGCGTTGTGCGGGTCATAACAAATCAACTGCGGTTTGAGGTCGTATTCTTTCACCAAATCCTCAAGATATTTGATGATGTATTTGTAATCTGTCTTTATTCCTCCCAGTGTCTCGGTCACTGTTACAAGACCCTTTTCAATCCATACGTCATAGGGTACTTTGTCGGTCTTGATGTGTTCGTCCACCCTTGAGGACGGAATGAACGAATGTGTGTGTACAAAATATTTCTTTATTCCGTCAATCATGAACGGAATCACGATTGCGATTGATGTCAAGTCGCCTCCGGATGACAGGTCGACCCCGACATAACATTTTGACCCTCTGAAATCCTTGAGCGATTTCAGAACGGCACATGCTTTCCATTTTGCGATGTCCTTGATATACAGTGAATTTGACCACTGCATCCACATGTTTAACTGCTTTACGAGGAAATCTCTCAAGTCCTCCCCGCCCATATCACGGGCGGTATGTGCAATCGGTATGAGGTTTTCAAGAGCATCTCTGTCAAATTCAAGAATCGGATTCGCTTTTATCCAGTTCTCCGGAACATATCTGTCGTCATGCTCGTCCATCTGTGCGATATATACGAACTGACTGTCGTTTTCAAAAACGCCCTTTAACAGATTGCAGCAATATTCATACAATTTATAACAGGGTGATTTGAGGTCGAACCCTGCTGTCGTGATGACTGAAATCAATGCCGACTTGAGTTTCTTGATACCTCCCTCAAGCAGCTTGTACATCTGATTCGTCTTGTGTGCGTGATACTCGTCGACAATTCCCAAATACGCACGGTGTCCGTCAAGCGACTTTGTATCACCGGACAACGCTTTGATTTCCGAATGTGTCAACAGACAGTCAATCGTGTGGTTGTGGTCATGCACTTTGAACCATTCCGACAAATCCTCGTCCGAATTGATGAATTTTGCGACCTCGTCAAAAACGATGTTCGCTTGGTCTTGCTTGGTAGCCGTACAAAAGATTTTTCCGTACTTGTACCCGTCAAAATTCCCGTAATAACATGCCAAAATACCGTTGATGAACGATTTTCCGTTCTGTCTGCCTAATTGCACATAGGACGTTCTGAACCGTCTGTATGATTTTTCCTTTGTTCTCCACCCGTTGAGTGACCCTAAAATAAAGCACTGGAACGGATATGCGGTCACATGCTCGTTTTCTTCGCCCTCTGCAATGGTCAATTCCTCTGCGAAATTGATGATTTCCTCTGACTTTTCAACGTCGAAATAGTATTTGTACGGTGCTGCTTTCGATTTCTCAATGTCGTCGAGGTGTCTTTGACATGCAAGTCGGACATATTCTCCGGCTGTTATCTTGCCCGAAACAACATCAAGGGCGTATTGTGTGCAGCGGTCTTGTGTTTCTCCTGTTTTCGCCATACCTTAATTTGCATATTTCGCAAATTTATTCTCCGGCTTTTGCTGCTGTGGTTTCGGTACGACCAAACGGCAGCGTGAGGAGACTGTCAATCCGAAATCCGATGCTCCCTGTCTGCACTGTTTCATGCAGCGGTCTTGAATAATCATGAGACGCTCACGTTCACCGTTCACGACCTGCCTTGTACCGACCTGCACACGTTCTTTTTCTCCCGTGTCCGGATTCGTCTTTGTCTCATATACCGGAACATCCTCCATCAACGGAGTTGCTCTGATTTGCTGCGTGATTTCGATGTACTGGTCTTGTGCAATGAGTAATCTCGCCAGTGCATCGCAGTCAACATTCGCAATCAGTTTGATTTCAAGTAATTCTTTCGCAATCTTCCGGAACTTTTTCTTTTGCTCCGGTGTCAAATATGACGGAGGTTTCACTTTGTCGTTCGGTGCTACAACCTCGGCGTTTTTTCGTGCCTCAATTTCTGCTTTTGTGAGGTGTTTTCGCCCGTTCATAACAACCAAATCCGTGGGTTGTCTCTGTCCTGCCATGTAGCAACAAACCCCCTTTCCGTCAACATTTCAGTGATTTTGTGTCACATTCTGACACCCCTTTCGGATGCACCTGTCTACTGAAATTCCCGTGGGGAGTTTTCTCCAAACAAAAGAGGGGGTGCGACTAAAAACGAATCGCACAAAACTTTTTTATATCCCCCTGCCTCTCGAAAGTGGTACTCAATCAGTGACCTCAACTGTTTTTGTGTTGCTCTCATACTTGCTTTGCTCTGCTTATATAAAGCAGTGATTGTGTTGTGTGTCTTATGGTTGAGAGGTATGAGGTTGAACGGATTCAAACGCTGTTCCCAGTCGTCCTCAAGTTCAATGATATGGTGAACCGGATTGCATGTGAGCAACTCATGCTCGACATATAATGCGTATATATCTACGTTGTCATAGACCTCAATGATACGCTCTCGCATCGCCCGCCATTCCTTTGATACATAGAACTCTGCTGCTCTCTCGTCTCGCCGTGTGTTGTTATATATCATGTGTCTCGACTGCTGCCGTTGCTCACATTCCTCGCACATCTTCATTGACTGCGGAATCAACTTCCCACACCTGCATGATTTCAATAGCATCTGTGTTCTCCTCTCTTGCTGTGTTCTCCTGCTGTGTTATCCACAAGAGGCGGGCAGTTATGCACATGACTGTGTATATCCCACCCGCATATAACAGGAGGGCAAACAGGCAAGAAAAAAGCGACTGCATATCTGCAATCGCTCGTCTCAACTGTTCACGCTAACATATTATCACGTTTATTTTGTCTTTTGTTCACCCACTTTTTACCCCTGTTTTCACCCTCATTTCACCCTGTTTTCACTCCGTTTTTATCATTTTCAATCGCTTTTGCACCGAATAACTTGATTGACAACCTCTGAATCATCACCCTGCACCACTTTTTCGGTGAGTTGCGTCCGCATCCTGTCTCCCTCACTATATCCTCGTATGACATGCCCTTTATATAGACCGCCTCAAGAGCGTCGTATTTGTACCCCTCACCTGCTGCCTCTGCATCTTCCTTGAGCGATGCAAGAGCCTTTTTCAAGTGTTCAAACAGAATGACCGTCTCTGCACGGCACTCTCTGACCGATTGCAGGAACGCCTTTTCTGCTGATATGTTGTATTTGCCTATATCCGGCACTTGAGAGGTCTCTGATACCGCCTCATTGATATATCGTTCCATTTCACGATAATTCTCAAGATATAGCAAGGTTTTTTCAATGACCGTCTGCTCCTTTTCCTCTTTCATGCTTTTTCCTCGCTTTCTGCTTTCTTCTCATAGGCAGACCGTGCATTTTACGCCAGTTATTCGTGTTTTTGCGATTTTTCGCATCTCTCAAACTGCTCATTTTCAAAATTGCCGTTTTTGCCTGTTGCAAAGTCGTTCCTGTTCGCAAGACTGCCTCAACGAACGCCTCTGCTGTTGTTTCAATCTTAATTTCCGGTTTTTTCGGTTTTTCCGGTTTCGTGACATCCGGATTTGCGGTCGCTTTGTCTGCTGCCGTCTCGATAATGCTCGAAATCTCTTTTTCTGATTTTCCCATCGCCCGAAATCGGTCAATTATGCCTTTTAAGATTCCCATATTATCACAACCCTCCTTTTCGCTTACATAAAAGGCAATTCGCCGTCGACATCGTCCGGAATGTTCATGAATCCGTCTCCTGTGTCTGAATATCCGGCATTTTCTGCCTGTTCTCCTGCTGCTTTCTTACTTTCTGCAAATTCCTGTTCCTCAATCACAACATCCGTCGTATATACCTTTTGCCCGTCTCTGTTGGTGTATGAGCCTGTCTGAATCCTGCCAGTAACAACAATTTTTGTTCCCTGTTTCAGATATTTTTCCGCAAACTCGCCGTTTTTCCCAAATGCCACGCATGAGATAAAATCTGCCGACTGTTGCCCGTCTCTTGCACCTCTCCGGTCGACTGCCAGTGTATAACGTGCCACACACATGGATTCCTGTGAACCGTTCTGCTGTGTATATCTTACATTCGGGTCTCTTGTGAGCCTACCCATCAATATGACTTTGTTCATTCTCTTTTTTTGTCCTTTCTTGAATCAATCTCTCGTATAAACGCAAATCATCCGGCGGGATGTCGAGATTCCAGTCTCTCGCAAATTCTATCCCGCCGATGAACGCCTCTTTTTCTCTATCAGTCATTTTCCCGCTGCATAACATATTCATTTTGCATTTTCTGCAATCTGACAAGTCCTTTTTTGAACTCAAGGTCATCACCATTCATGCACACATCGAATATTTTCTCATAGTCGACAATGTGTGTCTTGATGAACTCTGCCTCTGCTGCCGTCCTGCTCTCATTGATGAACATTCCCTTGACTGCCTCTTTTATCATTTCGCAGTGTGTCCGTTCCTCCTCTGTCGTTGGAGGCGTTTTTTCAATCATTTTCTCATACGCATTGTCAATCGCTCCTGCAATGAGTTCTTTCCAACCCTTGCCCCGCTCTCCTAATAGCTGACATTCAATATCCTCGAAACGGTTTCCTTGCCCTGCTGCCGTGATTCTGATGTCCTTTTTGCCCTTTGCTGCAATCAGAATCAAATCGTCGTCGTATGCCTCCATGTAGTAGTCAAATTTCGCATCAAAATTCGGATTCGGATTGATGATGATTTCCGGTTGACTGCTGCCCTCTGTCTGAATGCTCACGCCGATGTATTTTGCATCTGTTGCCTTTGCATTGATAAATATTGCCTTTAACTCGCTTTTGTTCATGCTGCTCCTCCATTCACTAATCTGTTGAGTAACTGTTCATACATGGTCTTGTATGTGTCTCTTTCAGTCTGCAATCTGATTGTGTCCTCTGTCTGTGTCATGTTTGCAATCTTCTTGTTTTCCTCAACATAGACTGCTGCATCCTGTTCAATCTCTGCGATTGTGTCCTCATGCTCCTGCTGCAACATCTCAATTTCTTTCTTGAGACTGTCGATTTCCTCCTGCTGCTCCTTGATGGTCTTGTAATACTCTTTTGCTGTCTTGATGCCATTATCCAACTGTAAGGAAATCATGAGAGCAATGTCGATATTCTCCATTTCCTTGTCTGTCGCCTCTCCGATATATGTTCCGATGCGTTCCGTTGATACCGAATAAACCTGCTCACACAATACCGTGCTGATTCTGCCTGTTGACCTTATTGTCACATGTGTCGGGAGGTCTGTTTTTGGCTGTGTAGTCATATATACAACCTCAACAACATTGCTGTTCTCATTGTTCTTGTTGTTGCTAACCACTACCGCCGGACGGTCTGCGTGTTGTTCGCTCCCGTTGTAGGATGCCCCCCCTCTGCTGATATAGAACATTTCGCCTCTTTTGATGTCATTCATTGATTTTTACCTCCTGCATTCGATATTTTCATTTTCTGAAATCGTTTCATTGTCAACGATATACTTTGCAAGTTCTCTTTCGTCCATCAAATTGTCACAGGTGTTCTCTGTTGCGATGATTTTTCCTAATTGCCCGAACCCGATTGCAATGTCGCATCGTATTCCGTCCATTGTGTAGTTTTCCGGAACATACTTGATAACCATTGATTCAGTCACAACCTGTGCTTTTGATGTGTGCAAATCTGCAATAACCGGAGTGCAATCCCTTAATATCATATAGAGCCACTCCGCTCTCTTTCTTGCCTCGTCTTTTGTCTTTGTTCTGACATATACTGTTTTCAATTATTTCCTCCAATTCTTCAATCTGTATTTGATGATATATACAATCTGCATCAAATACGGGTGTCTCTGTTTATAACTCATTCTGTCTCCTCTATGCCTCGCCTAAACCGATAACGCACCAACCGTCTGACAGTCCACTGCATGTGATGTCATCATCTTTGCAGGTGATTCTCATGTCTGCCGTCTCTCCGGTCGCTTTACCTGCTGCAAATACTACTAATTTGACGACATTTCCGACCTTGAATCCGTCGTCTTTTGTTATCATGTACGGTTTTCTATATTCTCCCGTGTATTCCTCGAATTTGTCCTGTGACACTCTGATTGTCTTTATTTCCTCCGGTGCTGTTGACGGGAGTTTCTGCATCTTCTCCTCCTGCTCCATCTCACGGAGTTTTTTCTTTGTCTCACGGTCGATTGCATCCTGCTCCTCTGAATATCTCTGTTCATCGGTCTTGTATGCCTCCGCACGGTTCTTGTACTGGTCGCATGAGGTACATGTTCCGGTCTTGACATTGCAAGTCTCGTATTCGGTGCAGGAATAACAGAGAGATGTGATTCCCTCCGGATGAGGTGTCTCATAATCGTCGCCCGCTCTTGCCTCCGGAGGATTCATGCCGTTTTCTTCCGTGTCTGATTCTGACACCTGCTGCCCTGCTGCTTTCGCCTCTTTCATGTCTTTCACTTCTTTGTGTGTCAGTTCTCCGGTCTCTGAAAATTTCCCCAGTGTCTCACGCTGTTCATCCTCCGTCATTCCGCTCAATTCATAAGCTGCGGAGAATGTGAGGCGTTCTTTCTTGAGTTCCTCTTTCCATTCCGGAATCAGATTGTTATTTATTGCCTCAATCTGTGCAATCTTTGTTTTGCTCACATGCAGCATTGAGGAAATCACATCCCTCAATCGTCCGGATTGCAGGTCATATCCCTTGATTTTCTTTCCTGCTGCTTTCATACGCTCAATAGATGCCTTGAGGCGTGTTTCCTCCTCAATCATGTCGGAAATGGTCTTTGAACGGTATGAGTTGGCGATGATGATTTCAACCTGTTCCTCGTCATCGTCCTGTGGTGTGGTCAATTTACTGGTTGCAAGTTCAAAGTCTTTATACCCCTTTGATACGAGGTATTTGAGAGCCTCCCACCGTCTTTCACCTGCGACGATTCTGTATTCGCCTTTTTCGCACGGTGCATATACAAGTTCGAGGTTCTGTTTCAAACCGGACAGGAGGATGTCTCCTGCCAGTTCTTCGATGTCTGCAACACTATAAAAATTCATGTCGTTGCGGTACATCTTGAAAATCGAAATGTCCTTTGTGCGGAATCTCGCTCTCGGAGATTCGTCAATCCCTGCTTTGCTGTTCTTGTTGAGTGCGTCTTTCACGCTGAATCCTGCTGCCATCTGTTCACCCTCCTGTCATTACTCTGTGAGTTTCTGTTTTTTTGTCTCGGTACGTTCGACGTTGATTTCGCCCTTGCTGTTCTGCGAAATAGAGGCTTTCACGCCTCCACGTAGGTTCAACGTGACCTTTGCCAGTCCTCCGGTGTAAATTTCCTCAACTGCTGCCTTGAGAATCTTCACAATTCCCTCTCCGCATCTCTTGTCCGGTGTTGCTGCCTCTCCAAACAGTGCAGCGACGTTCTGCATCGCCTTTTCTTTCCTCTGTTTCTCTTTCTGATACTCAACCGCATCTGTGCAGTTACATGTCATTGTTGCCTGTTCCTCTGCCTGTGCTGCTGTCAGTTCTTCGTCTGCCTCAATCTGCGTCATTTGACCGCAGAATCTGCATTTTGCTGTTTTCACAATATTTCCCATGTGCTTTCCTCCTTTTCCGGTCTTATGCGACCTCATGCAAAATAATTTTTCTGAATATGCTCTCGAATATTGGAACGGCGATGCTGTTTCCTGCTTGGTCATATAATGCTTTGTAATATTTTCCGTTTCTTTCCTGCACTGCTTTCGCCCTGTCGAAATCCTCGTCCGTGTAACCCATCAATCGCCAACATTCACGCTCGGTCAAATAGCGATAGCGTCCATCGCCTCGGTCGATGACCTGTGCAGGTGTCCGGTCTTGTCTCGTTGTGATGGTATATGCACAATCTTTGATAACCGTTGCCCTGCGGATGCCTTTTTCTCCGATACATGCAAGGACAGACGGTTGTGTCACATCGTAAACATCCGGAACGCTTGCATCGTCCTCAAGAAACTCCTGCAAAGTACGCATCGGCGTTCTTATGAGGTCATCAAATTCAAATTTTTCTCCATTCAGAACAGAAACCGTGAACACCCGCTCTCTTGCCTGTGGCAATCCGAACTCTCTTGCATCCAGTACCTCAAAATTGTTCGTATATCCCAACCGTTCCATTTCAACCATGTATCTGTCAAAATTCGGTCTCATGTACTTTGATTTCACATTCTTCACGTTTTCCCATATCACATAACGAGGTCTCCATTCGCCCATATTCTCAATGATGTGTATCGTCTCCCACATGAGAGAGGAACGTGTTCCGCTCCCCTCGTCTGAACCTTTGCCTCGGTTGATTCTGCCCTCTCCTGTCGCTTTTCCTTGATGTCCTGCAATGCTCATGTCTTGGCAAGGTGAGCCATGAATCAGAATGTCCGGTTTTAGATTCCATCCGACAACCGTTTGTGTTTTATATGCCAATTCCTCACGGAACATCGAATTGTACGAACGCACCGCCTTTTCATTGATTTCCACATAGTCGATTGCTTTCGTTGGAATGTTCAAATTTCTCAAGGCACATCGAGGCGACCCAATCCCTCCGAATAACTCAAGGATTTGTATTGTCTCGTTTTCCATGCCTTACCCCTCCATTTCCTTGAGTAACTCATGCACAACGCATCTGTAATCTTGAGACACGATTCCACGCTTTGAAAATTTCGGGAGTGGTATCATTGCCGTTGTTGATTTCTCTGCAACAATGGAACGGCGAACCGGAGTGACAAACATGTCAAATCCGGAATCTGCTTTCAGCCACTCCTCAACCTCAAGAGAGGTCTTGTTTTTCTGTCGCATGGTCATGAGTGCCTTGATTCTCAAATCCGGATTGATGTCTCTCAAATCCTCAATCTGTTCCTCAAGGTTCTGCAACGCCTCGATTTCATATCCTCCAACCTTTACGGGTGCAATGATTAACTCTGCCGATATTAGGATATTGATGACTACCATGTCAAGCAGTCGACCACAATCACAAATGCAATAATCGTATGCGTCCGCTACCTCCTGCAACGCCTCACGTAATCGTGTGACTTGATTGTCCTCTGACTTGAGCAGCAAATTCATGTCCGTTTTCATGAGATAGCCATTCGCCGGAATGATGTCAACGTGTGAGTATTCCGTCGGGCGAATCAAATCACCCGTTTTGTATGTACCGCCGACACATTCATGTTTTTCAAGCAGCTCACTCATTCCGATTCCGTCCGGTTCAAATACCCCGAACGTCTTTGATGTATCGCCCTGCGGGTCTCCGTCTAACACAAGCACTCTCTTTCCCTGCTCCTCGCCTAACATATAGGCGATTGAATCGGATGTCGTCGTTTTCCCGATTCCTCCCTTTGGTGACATTACTGCAATAATTCTCATGTTGTTTCCTCCTGTTATCCTGTTATATTTTTTAGTCCATAAATTCGGACGCTATATCGACCGCAACTGCTGCCACGAATAAAATCACCGCAAGAAATACCATCGCAAGCATGACAACCGCTGCAATACCTAACGCAATCAATACTTTCATCGCTTTTCTCCTCAATTCTTGATTTTTCCGTCCTTGAGGATGCTGTTATTCGGGATGCTCATGTTCAGATTTCTCTCCATGTGTACCGCATCCGACAAATTCAGATATTCCTCAATGACCTTGATTGCCTCCTCTGCTGAATAGCAGGTTGCAACAAAATGTCCGGCTGCTGCCATATCCGCAAGGAACTCTTTTTGTGTGTCCTGCTGCCTGTTATTCCCGAATTTCATTTCTACAAATAACCCGCAGTATGAGCCTTTCGGATATGGGAGACACAAATCAGAAACCCCCGCTTTGACACCCATCTGTTTGAATTTGACTGCCTCCTGCTTGTTTCGACTGCCTCCGTTTGGCACATGGAACAACCACTTTAATTCCGGATAACGGTTCATATTCCATCCCGCCCATGACACGACGTTGATTTGCTCCGTGTCCTCACTTCTCTTTGCATATCTCATGTTCATTCGCTTTCGCCTCCTCTTTGCACATGTCATAATATTCGCAGAACAGACATACATGTTTGCAGTCCTTGACCTTGAGCATGTGTCTGATTCTTTCAATGATTTCTCCTGCCCTCACCTGTCCTGTTCCTCCATTTCTAAAACCATATAGGCATGAATAAAAATGGTTTTCTTTTTCCTGCCGAACTCGTCACGCCCTCCGGACTGCTCCTGCATCCCTGTGATGCTTTTCTTTGCCTCCCACCATCGGCGGGTCTTTCCCTCTCTCGGAATCGGCTTGAAATACACCTTGACCGTGCTTTTCGTGATTGCAAACTGTTCTTTGCTGATTTGCAGGATGTCATCGAATCCCGCTGCCTTGACTGCTGCCTCGGCTTTTCTGAAATACCTGTCTTTTGATTCCGGTCGCCAGTCAAAACTCATTTCCCGACCACCTCCTCAATCTCTTTCATTCTCTGCATGATTGCACTGTTGTATGAATAGACATACACGCCATTGCTCCACAAATGTTCCCTCGCACCCTTTTCACCGTAGTTGTACGCTGCAAGTGCATCCTGCACCGTGCCGTATTTCTTGAGCAGGTACGACAGGAAATCAATCCCGACCCTCACATTTTGATATGGGTTCATGAGGTCGGTGCAGTTCAACCGTTTCATCCGGTCAGTGTGCCATTTCTCATATATCTGCATATATCCCTTTGACTGCCCGCCGTCTCCGACCTTGTCAAATTCATATCCGGATTCATGCTCAATGATTGCCAGTACAAGGGCATAGGGAACGTCATTTTGCTTGCATAGACATCTTGTGTATATCTGCATTTTTTCCGGAAAATAGCCTTTATCCGCATACTGTTCCGGTAACTTATAAAGCACGAATCCCTCAAGGTCATCGCTCCCCCAGTCCTCGGACATACCATCGAAAACCTTGTATTTGCTTTCGGTCTCCTCTGCTGTCTGCACGATTGTTTCCGGATTCTGTACCACTTCCGCATGTGTCGTCTCCGGCTGCTCCTCCTCGGTCTGCTCCGGTTCTTTGATATTCACTATCATCAAGCACAACACCGTCATCAATACCGCAATCATTGTCAAATGGAACGCATCACGTCGTCCTGCATGTCTTGCCTGTCTTTTCCGTCTTTTCACTTTGTATCCTCCTTTTCCTCATTCGTGCATGTATGTAAAACATGCAGTTAAAATCGTTGTAGTACACATTTGCGTTCGTGAAATCCATGTCCGGATACCACTTTTTTAATATCTCCGGTATTGAATCCCTATCTTTGACCATACCGTCAACAAATGACCCTATTTTTTTATAGCTGCCTCCTGCTGCCGGACGTTTGGAGTGTACGACCTTGATTCGTGGGTCTCTCAATCCCTGCGAACTGTTCCATCTCTTTTCTGACGGAACACGGTTCTTTTCTTCGACAATATAATTCGCCATACCGGACAGACCGTTTTCGTCCGTCTGCAACCTGCGAACCTCATTCCTGCTTGACTGTTTCCAACAGGATTCAACCGTCTCCATGTCTAAAGCACCATCCATGACAATGTGATGATGCCATCTGATTTCCGCATCCGGATTGTATGCGGTCACATAGACATATTTTGCGTTCGGGAGACCCCTCTTTTTCCTCTGATAGTTGATGCGTCGGATGTACTTTTGCACATTCTTGATTGCTGCATCAACATCCCCGTCCGGCGGGAGGTGTGCGTCATCATAGGTCAATGTCATCCAAATATCACGGTCGCTGAAATTCTCGTTGATTAACCTCTCAACGTATTTCCTTGCGTTCTTGTCATTCAGATTCTTTTGAGCCTTGTTGTTGTCTTTCTTGATTGTCCTCCCCTCCGGAGGTACTTCATCCATACTCCGGAACTGTGGATATATCTCAATTTCAAACTGGTCTCCTGCTGTTATCTCTTTGAGTGCATATATCACTTTCTTTCGATGTTGGAACAGGTTCTCAATGAACCATTCATGCATGTCCTCCATCGCCTTGTTATATGCTGCCTCATAATCATACGGGATAAACTGCATCCCTCTTTTTCTTGCCATCTGACACAATCCTCCTGTTATGTTTTCGTAGACTTGTTAGTATCTATTACAAGGACGACAAAACCTCCGAAAACCCTTTGTTTTCCCGACCTTTCCGGTCGTTTTTGAGTTGCTTTTTCGTGTCAGATTTGATATAATATTCTTAGTTTGAAACATATCAATCGACACCGATTGACACACGGATGACCGTTCGCAGCGGTCATCCGTTTTTTTGTCTTTATGCTGCTTTTTCTTTCTTTGAGACGCTCACGGTGATTTTCACCTGCTCACGTTCAGAAATGATTCTCGCTAATGTCTCATAAAATTTCTTGATGTTCTGTTCACTCACCTGCTGCACCTCCAATCTATTAAAAAGGCTCTTGCCTGTTGTTTTCGTGTTCGGTTAGGCGGTCGTTGCAACCGCCTCTTTCTGTTCCCATCTGCGACGCTCCTCGACTTTTCCTGCTGCCTTGCCCTCTGCGTATGCAGACATGACCATGATTGCCATTGATTTTCCCTCAAGGTCAGAAATATTCATGAATCTTTCTGCCATGTTCTCGATTGCTGTCTTTTTCTCGTTTCTCGTCATGATTCAACACCTCCTCTGTTGATAGTGTTCTATGTGATTTCCTGCACTGGTGGTTCTCTCGGTCTCTGCATCCCGTCCACCCGCTTTCCGGCTTTGTCTACCGTGTTATGACTTTTCACCTTAAAAAATCATTGAAAACCTGTTGACCAACCGTGAACCTTTTAGCAAGTCCACCCGCTGCCATGTTTCCCACGGTATCGCTGACGCTGTCTCTCGGCTTGCCATCGTCAGAGCGTCGGTCGCCATCCGGACGCTGACGGGGCGACTGCTGCCCCGTTTCGGCTTTTATTTTCCCGCCCTGCATTGTATAATCATTGCAAGGAGGTGATTTCATGAGAGATTCAATCATTGTTAGTATTTCGGAACTCCGTTCCCTCGTTCAAGATGCTCGTCGCACCGGAAAACAATATGTGCAACTTTCCATTCTTGAGCCTCTTGACGATTCCGACGGTGGAGAGCCTGTTCCCGCAGAACTCTCTCTCTGTGCTTTTGATTCTTCGGAGTGCATAGAGTTTGAAAATATCTATGCACCCGAAAATGAATCCGAACTCAATGAGCAAATCGCAACTGCTGTTCACATGAGTTCTAATCTGTTATAAATTTAGGTCTATCACGTACCGGAGATTTGAGGTTTCTGCCTTATGTCTCCGGTATTTGATTCTGCGGATTTCCTTGTCAACCACTTCCTTGAGGCTTTCTTTTTCCTCCTCGGTCAATCCTTTTACTACAATTTCAAATGTCTCCTCCTCGTTTTCCTCAACCCAAATCATCGCCGTTTCTGCTCCCATGCTTACCTCTAATCGAGTGTTGAGGTCTGAAATGTGGAATCCGGAAAAACTCTCGTCCGGTGAGGTTGTTGTGTAAATCGGATAACCTGCTCTTTTGCTGCTTTCCTCGTCTTTTTTGTAGTCTGTCGGGAAAATGCTCGCTGCGACTTCCCACGCTGTTGATATGCTGTTCACTTTAATGTGTTTCACCATCCTGTTTTACCTCCCTGTTGTTCTCTTTGCGTACATCATATTCCTATTTCAGAACTTTGTCAATACACTTTTTCCTTTTTGCGAACTTTTTTATTGATTTTTGTTTCGTTGGGTGTTATGCTTTAGAAAACAGAGGAGGTGATTCAGTATGACGCAAGGCGAACGTGTCAAAGAATTAAGAAAGACTTTATCCCTTACCCTTGAGAAATTCGGTCAGCGTATAGGTGTTGGAAAGTCGACTGTATCTGATTTAGAAAACGGTCGCAGGTCTTTCTCCGAACACATGACAAAATCTATCTGCCGTGAGTTCAGTGTTGATTATATGTGGTTGACCACTGGTGAGGGAGAAATGTTCATCGACAGCGACGATGATTTCATCGAACGCATTGACCGCATCATGGCGGGTGAGGACGAGGCAC